ACAATTCCAAAAGGCTGGACGGCATGAACGCCTTGATCTGCTCCAGTTGCAGCATATGAAAGTGAGCCTGAACCAATGGCAGTAATTGTCTTAGTGCCGTTATATGGGCTTCCGTTTTTAGTAATGATTACGCTTTGTCCGACATAGAAATCTTGAGAAATGTCCTGACCAAAGTAAAGAGTTGCCACATTGTTGCTAATGCTTTGATGCGTGTTATAGATCTCATTCTGCCAAAGCATTGGCAATAGCACGACATCTGTTGCATCACATACCTCTTGAAGGGTTGCATCTGGATACAAAGTACCGACCCCGAGTGTTGCACGGAGTTCTGCGACTGTTGTAAGTGCCATGATGATCCTTTCTTAAGACTCTGGGGAGTAGAGGGCTACTACTCCCCAGAGTGACTTAGTGAGTTTTTACTGCTTGTTGTTCTTGAATGCGCCAGCTGCAACCTTAGTTGCGATTGCACCGAATCCGTAGTAACCAACTGTTACTGATCCGTTAGCTGTTGATTCTGCACGCAAGCGGTATGTTGGTGACTCGTACCATGTGTATGCATCTGGGTTCACGATTAGGATAGTTCCATCGCCATCGCCAGCGTTTGTTGGATCAACATATAGGTTGAGTCCTGCAACATTACCTGTCAATGATGTTGGTGATACTTGACCGCCAGCGTTCATTGGCTGTGATGCTGTGTAAATTGGGCGACCTGCATCGTTCAATGACATGATGTTAGACCATTGTCCTGTTGAGACAACCATGTTGCGAGCGAATGGGTTTGCAAGTCCTGCTGTTGCTCCATAGACAGAAGCTGAACCGCGAGCAACAATTCCAAGCAACTCTGATGCTGTTGGGTATGTTGCTGTTGTTGTTGCATCTGCTGTTGCACCTGCAATAAGAGCAGCGTTTACTGCTGCGTTTGTTGCCTTTGCGTAAGCTGCTGCCATGTTGCGCACTAGCTCATCGAAGAATGCTGGAGATGTACGATCTAGCAATTCAACAGAGAATGTCTGTTGTCCTGCGTACTTCTGCTCTGTTACAGATAGGAAGTTAGAGTTTTGATCTGTGTCGCTGAATGCATCGCCTTCTGGCTCGATCGCAACTGTAGGCATCTGTGTGATGCGTGGGATCTCGAAAGTCATACCTGCATCTGGAAGCACTCCACGAGAGATTGCATCGATTGATGGACGGATTGTTGTTCCGAGTGGGTTGATAATTTCTGACAACTGACGAGTAGGCACTAAACCTGCGTTGTCTGTTGTGTCTGCTGCTGCGCGTAGGTATTGACGAGCATCCTCATCGCCTAGTGCTGCGCGGATTGAGTTTTCTGCGTACTTAGCAGCTGTAACTTCAATGCGTGGCTTTGTGTAGTATGCTGCTGAAACAGTTGGGCGAGCAGCTTCGACCGCTGGTGCTTCAACTGGTGTTGCTTCGACTGCTGGAGTGGTTTCTTCCACGATGGCTGTCTCGCTTTCTGTTGGTTGGGTTGATTCTTCTACAGCAGATTCTTCTGCTGCAATATCAGTAACCTGAGCCGACTTAAATGCCGGCTCTGTTACTAAACTTACTTCGACCAAGCGAGCAGCGGAAACATAAGTAACGCCGTCCTTGATCTTTGACTTAAGGACTTCTGCCCCGATTGACAAACCTGATTGCAATCCTTCTTCTGCAAGGATTAACGCTTCTGTGCCGCGCTGTGAGCGACTAATCGAAAATACTGCATCGATTGAGTTTTCTGATTCGCTAAAAGAAACCATGCGACCTAGAGGCTTTTTGTTATCGTGTTGGCTTAGCAACTTAATAGCCTTGGGATCTTCAATAGCAATAGATCCAGAAGCAAAAATTACTTTGCCCATGTTTGTAGATCCTGCTTCAACATTAAGAGGGACAATCTTGCCTGAGACTGTGCGGTTTGCTGAATCTGCTGTGAGATCAGCTGAGAACGTAATTACTTGATTCATACTAGACCATTATTTCCGTTAGGTGTTAAATCAGTCATTTCCATCGCTTGCTCTGGAGTAATCAGGTTAAGCGTTAGCAGTTTTTCAATGACTGCCAATTCTTGAAGTGGATCAGTACGCAAGAAATTCTTATCAATATCAAACTTCACTACATTGCCACGAGCTGTAATGTCATCCATGGACAAACGATCTTCAATCGCTGTAATAAATGGCTGTAAAGATAGTGTTAAGAATTGCTTTCGCTCATCTTGAACATTTGCATAAGTCATAGAGTTATTTTGATCTGCCGATACATAGTAAGCAGGGACATTGCACAATCTTGCTATTTCGGTGGCAAGATTGAAAATCGCTTCCCCGTACATCATGTCTTTAGGTGAGAATGAAACTGGAGTGTATTCAAGAGTAGATGTTAAATATGCAGTTGAGCGATTGTTGCGAGCAGTACGCCATGCAGCAAGTAATCCAGATACTTCTTTAGGATCTAGATCAGCACCGGTATTCTTAATATAACCAGTTGCCATTGGAGTTGCTGCTGCGATTGCAGCTGCTTTTTGTACATCAATCGCTGCGCGGATTGTTGATGCGCCAGTATTGAGAATGCCATCGCTTAGTGATTGGAATGTTACAAGAGATCCCAAGCCGTCCATTGGTAATGTAGTGCCATCGACTGCATAAGATCTTACAAAAGTATTAGTGCTATCAAGAGTAATCGTTACTCGATTGTTAGCGATCCACTCAAAGCGAGAAGGACGTCCGTCCTCTTGATAAACTTCGACAACTTTCCAAAAGGCTTGACCATATAGAAGTAGTGAATCAACAGTCCACGCAATAGTTACTGATCGTGGCTGTGAATATGATGGTTGCTCTAACCAAGCAGGTGAGCCCAATTCTTCGTTAGTAGATTTCTTGTAAAGCTCTAAAGGAATTGCGCCAATAGTGCCAGCGAGTAAATTGCGGCAACGCATAAGTGCTGGGACTGACATCGCTTCTGTGCGACCGATGTAAGCAGTTTGGAAAGGCATTGCATAAGGTGAATACTCGCCTAGTACCTGAGGCGCGGCTTGAGCTTGTAATTGTGGCTTAGACTCTAGGCCAAATGCTTGCAGTAATTTACCCATAGACATAAATGGTAGCACATGTCAAGCATTTGACATATTACATAGGGTGTGTCTAGGTGTAAATCTGTGGCTTAGGTTGAGGAATCATTAACTTGCTTACGACCATTGCTAAACCGATAGGAGCTGAGATGTCTCCTGCTGACTTTCGCTTAATGATGCGCCATGCCGAATCGTTGACCTTAGCTGCGCAGTTATTCATCTGCTGGATCAGTTCCGTCATGCCATTGTGAACGACCCTATGATTTACCAATCCTTCAAGCAAGTCCCCACAAGCTTTATAAAACTGCTGACCCGAAACATCCTCCGTGATTACTCCAGCATTTGCTAAACGATCTGCAATAGTCTGAGTAGCGTACTTGTCAAAGCAGACTAGACGTGGCTTATACATGTCGCACCATGCCTTTATACTTGCAGCCATCTTGAGCTCATCGATGGCTACCTGAGAGCTGTAAGTCTCCAAAATTCCGATGCCAATCCTCCCATCTGGGAGTAACTGTCCTGCGACCAATGATCCGTTCCGCCGTGAAGGACTGACATCGAAACCGAATACAGTATAAGCCCCTGGACTCATTTCTAGTGTGCTATCGGATGTGTCCTCAAGAATGCCATGAGGCCATGGGCTACTTAACGAATCAATCCATTGGCAAAGAGTTTCAGTACGAGTGTTTTCAATCGGAGAAGTAGCAATCGCCTCTTCAATCGCCTCTTCTGTGATGGTGTATCCCAAAGAGGGGTTAGCCAAAGCCCATGCATCTCGGTCTGTTATCTTGCAGTATTGAGGGGCTGAGTACTCGTAGAATCCGAATGACTTAGGTGGGTAGTCGATGGCTCGTTCCCGTAGGTCATTGAGTACAGTGCTGAAAGCATCTCCCGCATTCGAGGTAAGAAGTGTCTGACTGTTTGGGTGAGCTCTAGTTGTAGGAGTAGCAGCTCTGAATCCATCCTCTGTGATCTCTCGTACTTCATCGATGTAGAGCAGTCCATTGACTGATCTACCGCGAGAGCCGTCTCTAGTTGCTGCAACAACATCAAGCCTTGCTCCAGAGAGCATCTCAATGCTTTCAGTTCCATTGGCGTGTCGGATCTGTTTAACGAATCCTTTAAGGTGGTCATTGGTCTCCAGTAGGTGAGTCACTTGTCGGAAGGTGTCTAAAGCCATGCTTCTGTTCGAGCTCATAATGAGCACGTTGGTATTCCACTTTATGAGGTGCGCAAGAATGAGCATACGCGCTAAGTGGGTCTTGCCATTCTGCCTGGCTACTAAAATTAGGTTTGTCTTACGAATCCAGTTGCCTTTTTTGTCCACAGTAAGCATGTCCTTGAGGACAAACTCCTGCCATGGCATTAAGTCCATTTTGACGATAGCGCACAGGTCTTTTACATCTTGCAGCTTGTTTTCGCCCTTGAGAAGTGGACTATGAAGCCTTGGCTTGGTTGCCCCTCGTAGGGCTTTGGACTTTCTGGGCTTAGTTGTCATTGGTTTGGACTGGGTCGGAGCTTAAAGGGACTATCCAGCATCGTCTCGGACTGCATCGGGGAGATATTGCTTGAAAAGACAGGGGGGGTAGCCGTCCGTGCTAAAAAAACCCCATCATTGAGCGCACCCTTACGCAGGTTGCATGACTTGCATAACACTCGAAGGTTATCAAGCTCATGACCACCACCAGACTTACGTGGTATCACATGATCTATGTGCATCTCGCCTTCATCTGTACCACACAACTGACAGAAGCGACCATCGCGCTTGAACACGCGTTCACGCTGTTCGCGGTATCGCCTGCTATTCAGCTTATCTAATGCCATCCCTTAGCCTTCCAATGATTCAAGGCTATGCATGGTTCACCATACCTATGACCTATGTACTTCAATCCCCATTGTATCTGAGTATAACCATCCTGATCTCTTAGCCATACTGATCTACCTTGAGGTATTCCATAATGGCTACCATTACGAGCTTTAGGATTCCATGCTGATTCTTTACCATAAAGTATTGCTAAGCATTTATATTGCTCATAGTTGTAGCCTAATGAATGTAATGCATATTCTTTATATGTTACGAATTGCATTGGTTTAGATCCACCTGCATCAGGCATGATACATAGAGCTATCCCAATAGCTACCAGCACCCCCCGAGCGATCCGCCTAAGCGGCTCGGGGTGAGCCTTTGAGAGGCTCTGCCTAGTTAGCGTACCAATCATGTCAAGCACCTCGCTTAATCTTGGGCGTGTTGCCTTAATTACTTACCCTGTGGATAACTTCTGTGGATAACTGTTGCCCTATATAATGCGTATAAGCAGGTGGAATAGACTCTACTAATTCGCCCCATATCATCCAATCAATGCCCATAGCCTCATTAGCCTCAATCATTGTCTTAGCTGTATGCCCACCATTCGGAATCTCGTCACGCATAGATCCATAGATACCTATTGGCTTGCCCTGTTGCTTATGATGGCAATCTGTGCCCTTGAGAGCCAGATTAGACTCGAATAGTCTGTGTCTGCGCACCTTTAGACCGAACGCACTACCGCACACCTGTACAGGGCTTATAAGCGGTGATTGGGGTACATTTTCAATAACATAAGGCTTACCTGAAGCAATCAACGCCTCACGCACTTCTGGGATCATGTCTATCTTGGTAGTAGATTTACCCTGTGCATTGCGTAAGTGTTTAGTGGCTGAATGTGTTTGACATGGTGGACTAGCGGCAATCACATCAAACTGTGACAAGAACTCGGTATTAAGATAATCACGCACATCGCCACGAATGTAGGTAAATGGATAACGCTTGCCATGCTTGACATCTATGCCAGTAACTTCAAAGCCAGCCCTTGCATAGCCAGCACTAGCACCACCTGCACCACAAAATAGATCTAATAGTTTCAATCTTTACCCCATCCAGTGCCCTTGAAATGAATCGGATTAGCTGCAATTACCTTAGTCATAGGCTCATTACAGTATGTGCATGGTATTACTGGTCGACTGTGCCATCCGTGGGTAATCTCTTGACTAAGATTGCATCGTGTGCATTTGTAGTCATAGGCTGGCATGTTAAGCACCTCTGTATCATGTAAGACCCACAGCCTGTGCAGCGGTCAATGTCTGCTTCTGTGGGTTCGCTAGTAAGATGACCATATTTTAATATGAGTAGTGGCAAGAGATCCTCTAGACGGATAATGGCGGCATACTCACGCGCATCTTCACCTTGTCCGTTGAGTCTAATCACTCCAAAGCCCAATTCCCCCGAAACGGCTGTGCGAGCTTTTAATTGCTTGATGTATGCAAGAGGTTGAAATCCAGCGCGGGCTTTGACTTCAACATCGAACGGCACATTAACAATATCCTTGCCACTACCTCTTCCCACACATGCGCCTTGCCATACAGTCGATAGGTACTGTGCGACAACACGTTCTGTGCGGAAACCTCTGTGTTTCCTTGCTTGACTAGCCATTTACTGCTTTACATTTAGCGCATTGCCATGTAACAACGCCATTGACTGAATCAGAGGATATGTCCTCTAAATCTCTGATTGCAACTGGCTCATTACACAGCTGACATGGTACGAATGCCGACATAAGATCGACCCATTCACCATTGATTTTAATTCCTATATTGCCCATTAGACTCTCGCCTTCTGTGTTTGAAACTTTCCATCTGATCCAAGGTTGTACCACTTGGTAGGGCATCGATGAGCTGATGAGATAGCTGTATTGCAGAAGTAACCACCCCAAGCCTTGCCATTCTTCTCACCCTCACGCCATTGCATGTGTCCATGCTCGCATGATGGAGCTTCAACCGCCTCACCTGTTCCCATGATTGCAGCTACATTCTCCATAGCCTTCTCAAGTGTGACCGGTGCATCGACTACTTTGTTATATTCATTTACAGGCGTAGTCCAATAGTCCTGCTCTGCTGGCTCTGCATCTGCTTTACGAATCGCAGCTTCTAGATCCTGGACTGCTGGCTTAATAGCGCGTTGAGTGACTACCTTGCTCATTTCTTCGCGGCTTGGTCTCTTTCCTTTAGGCGCATAACCTGCATTTGCAAGTGCTCTGCCGATTGCCGAAGTCTCGCAATTCTCCAATGCACTAGTCTGATTAACACCTCGGCTAGTAACTGTTTCCTCAGCGTACCCTGTTGCCCACGCGACAACATCTGCTGAATCTTTGTACAGATAAGCTTTAACAATGTATCGAGTTGCCTCGACAACTTCCAACTCAGTTGATATGCGAAACGCTGGATAGTCCTTAATAAACTTTTCAAGTCGTACCTCCACAGGCTCATAATCGGCTAAATTAAACATAGAGATCGTTCTCCTCGGTTGCTAGTTGTCCTGCGAGTGCGCCATAGCTGCATAGGTCGACCCAGTTGTCAATGTGCTGGGCTGACTGATTAGTCCTCGCAAGTTTAACAAGGACCATGATCCCTGCCACTTGATAGTCGTGTATCGGTGTCTGTAAGTATGCTGAGAGCAGCATTGCGGTGTGTTGCAGGTTATCCGCAGGGTGGCCGTATGATAGCCCACGCTCACGGATCGTGTCAGTTGCTGTGAGAAGGATTTCATTAGCGCGCATCTGTTGTCACTCGCTGAAATGACTTAGCAACGATTAGACCCTCGCGCTTGCCTTCGTTAAAGCCTTTAGCCCATCCGACTAAATACCACAAAGCATTAGCTAGTAAAAGCAAGATGATCATTGGCATCTCGAAACTCATTGTATTTCCTATCTGTGCCAATGCCCTTGATTGGCTACAGACTTAGTGTGACAGAAGTGTCAGACGAATCAAGTACATTTGTGTAACGAAACGATAACGATTATCTAGGTCTGCCGTAGGACTTTCCAGACACAATGAATGTGCCATCCTTCTCGATGTTAATAAGATCTACCTGAACCTTGGCTTTATTTACATAGATGATAGCGAAAGCCTGTTGCCAGTTAGCCACGCCTTTCGTGTATGCAGCTTGCTTGAAGTCCATAAGATTGCCTACCTCTACACCATGCAAGACACGCCCTATACGGCCTCCAGAAGCCTCTGAGAAGGCCGAACGCCCTGCTCTGTGAGTGTGACCTGAGATGACATTCTTTCCATGCCTACGAGCCGCCTCTAGGGCTGATAAGCCCCCCTGTGGCTTGATGGGTGTGTGGTCTCCATGTACTGCAATCCAGTTAGGCGCAATAGGCATAGGGTTTTTGTGGAACGTAATACCTAACTCATCGAACTTCATAAACTTCTCAAAGCGCAGTTCTGGTAATGCCCCGAATGCAGGGACTTTAGCCATGATGATGTTATACAGGCGATCTGTGTGATTGCTGCGGATGCAGTCTGTAACGCCTAAATCCCAGAGAAGCTGCACAGCCTCGTTGCGGTCATCGTCTAGGGTTTGGGCATAACTGCCCATGCGCCCTTCTTCCCACTTGCTAATCTGTGGTAGATCGATCTCATCGCCAATAGTCACGACTTGATCTGGCTTAAACTTAGAGATAAAGCTTGCAAGGTTACGGGTTGCAACCCTGTCATGGTATGGGACTTGTAAGTCCGAGACTACGACTATTCGCTTAATCGTCATCCTCATCATCTTCGTAATCGCCATAACGCTCTGGCTCTATAGGATCAGGCAAGATCCAATGTGGATAGGCTTGAGGCTCTGTGATCATAAACATCGCTACATCCTCTGCGAAACCTGCGCGCTTGAGAGAGCAGAAGTATTCATAAAGCCCAATGCAATAAGCATCTAGCTTTGAGTAGCCTTGTTCCTCAAGTGCCTTAGTTGCTTTTCTTGCCATGAGAAAATTATCGCTCTAGAAGGATGTTATAGATCTCATCGACACGCGCATGCAGTCGCTTGATTTCTGCCAGTAGATGAGTAATGACAAAGCCTGACAAGCCACCAAGGGCTACGACTGTGGCGATGTAGAGCTGAAAGAAATCTGACTGTGTCACTTTTTAGGGCTCGCGTATCCGAATACACCTGATAGCACAGCCCACAGGATTGCGCGGTAATCTGCCTCAAAGTTGGATGATGCCCATGCTGCTAAGAATGCTCCAGCTGCAAGGTAAACAGGGTTCTTCATGTTCTTCATTATTGTCCACCTAACATAGATACTTGAAAAAAAGCACCATCATTGTCAGCCGCTTTCTTAAACGAGACATGCATGTGCTTAGTGTGTTTGTTAGCCCCTGTGTACTTGCGCCACTTCCAGTTAAGGATGCTGGAGCAAATTCGTCCATCAAAAATGATGTAACTAATACGCTTGTCCGCTTTTGACTTTGATAAGGCACGAAGCTGATCTGCAAGATCGCCCATGATGTCGGGCTTGCTTGACTTGAACAGGTCACGATCGACATCAATGGCACGTACCCAGCCTTGGTCATCTGGATTATGATCAGACTTGCGAGCAGCGTGTCTGGTATCACCAATCCAGCCATCCGATGTGCGGTCACGATCTGGAAATGAGTCATCGATCTGCTCCCTTAACTGGATAGCAGCTCTAGAGAGTTTTACCTTCATCCAACTAATGCAGCAACTTCATCCGCGGTTAAACCCAATTTATTCAGAATCGCTTCACGTGCAGTTGCTTTTGCTGCGGCTGCGGCTTTTTCTGCTTGATCGGCTGCCAAATCTGCTTCGTATTGTGCAAATTCATCAGCGTTCATTTCCCGTTTAATGATTTCGTTGGTTGCAAGATCATGAATTGTAATGATTGGTTTTGTCATTATTTCACTCCGTAAATAAGCATTGTGCCGTTGATGTTTCCGCTTGATGCAAAAATTGTAATAGAATTGATTGCGTTAATACTTGTCCAAGACTCGGTGCTTTTGCCTCCACCAACCCAGTTATTATCGTCTGAAGATTGTGTTGTTGATTGCGTTAAAGAATACTGTTTCCAAGTCGTTGTGTTTGCATAGTTGAAAATTTCTAGATTAGCGTTTCCCAACTGTCCATTAGTGGCATTTGATGGGCTACTTACTGGAAAATTGAAATAATTATCGCCGCTTGGTTGATAATTGTAATTTGATGCTGTCGTTGATCCATTTAGTCTAAATCGTATTTGCGATCCGTTTGTACTTGGATATAATTTGTTAAAATAAATAAATAGATTGTTATAACTGCCACTAATGCTGCTTACTGTAACGCTTGCCCCTGTCAGGGTCGTTGTTGATAACAAAGTCATTCCGCCGCTTGCAGCAGTTGCCCATTTAAGGCCTGTAGCAGTCGTAGAATCCGCCGTTAAAACAGTGTCATTAGCTCCAACTGCGAGACGGGAAGCGGTATCTGCTGCAGTTGCTGCGATGATGTCACCTTTAGCATCAAAAATGGTTGCAGGAATACCAGTTGCATCTGTTACCCAACTAAAATCCATATCTGTGTTAGAAGCTTTAGCTAGTACCTGCCCACTAGTTCCGCCTTTAAGATCTACTAAAGATGCATCGATGGAGTCTCCAAGAGTCTCAATTGCTACTGCTCCATCTTTAACCAAGTCGGTTGAAGTGGGAACAGCCCATCCGAAATTGGGTGTTGTTGTTGCCATTAGGTTAGTGCTCCTGTCGCGTTATTCCATGTAAGTGTACCATCCACCCCTGCCCAAGTAAGGTTAGCTGGAGTAATTGTCTGCCATTGTAATAAACTCAAAGAGAATGCAGTAGCAGAAATGTAAAGGGTTAGATCTACAAAAGTGGGTGTGGCGTTCATGACTATGTTTTCCACAAAGCCACCGAATGAGCCACCTAGCATATTAGAAGGTAGATTCTGGATAAGGACTGGTTGACCAAAAAAGGTATTGATCAGGCGGTCAAGCAACACGCTTGGCATATCAGGGTTATCAAGTCTAAATGTAATCGTCTCAAGAGAGCCCCGAGGAATGGCGCGCAGATCAAGTTCTCTAGCGGCGATGTCATCAATGTCTGTTGAATTCTTAATGTTTGATTCATACGAACGCTCGTAGAGTCCATAAGTGGCAATCGAATCGCTATCAGAGGCGGTGTAGGTTGATGCATATCCCGTTGAATAGCGATAAATAAGACTATTGCGGATGCGAGAAGTCTGTGTCGTTGAGCGAATAGTGCTAGGAGCTGCATAAGAAGAATCTAGATTTGTGTAGCCGTTAGCGACAAGATAAGTAGAACGATGATCTGCATCGGCATAATCGACTTTGCCTGATTTGGTCTCAAATATTTGACCTAGTGCGCTATTGGCTATCTGGTCTGCGAGTGTGTTTGATCGAGCAGATGCAGAAGCTGCAAGTGCAATCATGGTGTAAAACCCTGCATCGATTTCGCCTACGCTAGTTTCAGCGTTAGCCCATGTGGTAGTTGCAGGATAAGTTGCCCATGTCTGGCTTGGAATAACTTGATTCCATGGCAGGGATAGGGCATTTCCTAGGATAGCGGCGATCTGTGCGCCGTCCAAGCCTTCTGCTAGGGCTGTGTTGTAAACAGCTTTAGTAAGCCTTGCAAGGCTTCCTACGCCTAGGACTGTGCCTGTAGTGATAAAGCCAGTTTCCTCAGGGCTTCTGACCCCGATGGAAAAGTCCGAAACCTCGCCACCGAATACAGTCACATAAGTGCCAGATGAATTCTTAAGCTCTAATGTGATTGTTTCCGAGACATTTATAGTAAAAGGCGAACCATCGGTATTAATAATCTGTACTCGGCAGTAACCAGCAGTAGGCTGCCGATCAATATCTAAACGACCAGATGCAAAAGATACTGCTGTGACATTTGTATAAACATCATCATTGATGGTCACGCGCCATTGTGGTAGCCAAGGCATTATTCAAAACCTAACGCATCTACTGTGCCACGATTACCTGCGCTGCGGATGATTTCGACAACCTTTTCCGCTACAGCATTTGGATCGCTAAAAGGATCGCCTGTCACAGTAACATCAATCTTAGTTGTGCCACCTGTAGCTGTACCTGCTCCAGCAATATCTGCTGCATCTGCTGCTGCTTGTGCTTGTGCTGCTGCAATCGCTGCTGCCAATTCAGCCGTGGCTGCTGCTAAATCATATTTTACAGCCGTCAAAGTATCGGTAGCTAAAATACTGAAATCGGTAGTTGCCGCAGTAGCCGCATCTGTAAGTGCTTGTTCTCCATCAATCAATAAACCGCCTAAAATGCTTTGTGCCGCTTTTGAGGTAGTAAGAAGTGAAGCAGTTGCATCTGTCGTAGTCTTGGTTATTGCCTCAGTAGATGTAGTCAATGAAGATGTAACTTCGCCATTTGCCTTGCTGAAAGATGATGACCATTCTGTAAGGTTAGGCTTAAGAATAGTTGTGGCGATATTGCCAGTAAAGGATGACCACTCTTTGCCCGTAGCGGTAATGGCAGTACCTACTCCACCAATGGACTTAGTAAGCTCATTGATGGAAGCTGTAAGAGGATCTACCGACCATGCGCCAAACGGGTCTTTAATCTCCATGGCTTTGACTGTTGCAAGTAACTCAGTTAATTCTTTAGTTTTTGTCTGAGCAACTTCTAAAGCCTTTTGATACTTCTCAACATCGGTCATGTTCTCATCAAGGATTGCCTTCATGAGCTTTAGGCGGATCTCATCTTCTTTGGAGATCTTGCCCTTGAGGGCTGCTTCAATCTGGATCTTTTGTAGATCGAAGGTTGCCTTAGCCTTGGCTAGTTTAAGGCTTTCTTTGTTAATCTTCAGAGTCTCTTTTGCTACTTTTGTTTGTGCAGTTTGAGTGTTAGGAAATTGTCTCGTTAAATCGGCAGGAGGTCCTTGAGGAAATCCCCCACCAGTAGAAGCACCTTTACCTAAGCCACGAAGGATTTGTAAATAACTGCCAAGAATAGGAATCATGCCAACATTGAAACTGCCAACGCCCGGCAATGCTTTTAACTTTTCAGTTAATACACCAATGCCACGAATTACATCCGCTGTGTACAAAGCTGCATCTTGCATGTTATCTGCAAGATCTTGAACAGAGTTATCTTCGCCTAGTCCTTTAAGTGCATCGATGATTCCAGTACCGATAATCTCCTGAACATTGGCAGAGGCAACTGCAAGTTTGTCCATCGAACCCTGAAAAGTTGCTGCCGCCGCTGTTGCTGAACCCTTGAAGGTATCGGCTAACTGTGTAGTTACATCATAGAAAGACTTAGTCTTAAGATCTGCTTTTGAGATACCTACACCCAAACGAGTGAGTGCTGTGTTGTTACCCAGATATGCACGACTTAAAGCAGATGTAACAGAACCGAGATCCTTGCCTGTTGCAGCACTAACGTCTAAGGCTAGATTAAGAAGTCTTTGTGATTCTGCTGTATCGCGAGTAGCAATAGCCAATGACTGATAAGCAGGGCGTAGAAGATCATCAACAATTCCAAACTCACTTTGTAAGCGTTGGATGAATGCTTCTGCACTAGCCGCATCGCGCTCTAATCCAACATTTTTTAAAGCTAGGGCTAATTGCTGTTGCGCCTTTTCATCTGCCGCAGCAGCTTTTACGGAAGCCTTGGCGAAAGCTAAGACTCGTGTGCCTGAGTACGCAAGTCCAATACTTGCAGCAAGTTGCTTAACATTTTTAGTTAACTTTTCAGTTGAAGTTTCAGCTTGCTTGAAAGCCTTTTTGCCTGTGAATTCAGCGGCAATATCAATCTTTACATCTGCTGCCATTACTTGACCCGTGTCCTTTTCTCAAACTCAATTTTTGAGTTTTCAATAGCTTTGATCACCGCTGCGTTAGCCTTGCCTTGATCTTCTGCATAAGCACGAAAGATTGCGCGGCCTTTCATTTTGCGAGTTGCACGACCTGCTTGGCCTTCTGCTCTTTGAAAAGCATTAACTATTTGACCTGTGCGATTCATGGCATCAATAAACTGTTGACCAGCATAAGGGTTATTACTTAAAGACTGATCTTTAGATCCAGAGCGTATTGTTTTGCCAAAATTAGGATTGGTTGGTGCTACAACTTTTGCCAATGGAGCTTGTTCTCTGCCTTGTGGATTTTTACGGCCAGCGGTCTCATAGATAGATCCTGACACAGAAGCATTGACAATGCGCGCTAATGAACGAAATCCAGAACGATTAGGTTTAGATGGAGTTGTCTTGTACCCGATCCCACGCTTAGCCTCAGATGATGACCAGACTCGATTTCCCCATCTGCCATTATTGCTTTTAGCCCATCCGCTTAAAGGTGCGGTAGATGGAATAAACCCTCGAGCCTTTGTCGTAATTGGCTTGAGGATTGCAGCTATCTCTTTTTGAGTTTCTTTAGCAAGATCAGGAGTAAAGTTTCTTAGGGCTTTACGAAGTTCAACGCCGCCTTTTACTTCTGTTGGCATCTCGTTGCTCCTTCGCTTCG